CCGTCCAGGCCGGGCGGATTGTGAACGTGAACGGACGGACCTTCCGCGGTCCGGTTCACGTTGTGCGCTCTGCGGTCCTGCACGAAGTCAGCATTACCGCATTGGGCGCAGACGACGACACCGAGACGCGCATAGCCGCGCAACGAAGGGGCTCAGAAATGGATTTCAATCAATGGTGCGAGGATCGGGATATTGATCTCGAAGCCATGAGCGACAAGGGCAAAGCGGCTCTGCTCGCTCAGTTCAAGGCCGAGACGCAGAGCGAGCCCGACGGCTCGAAGAACGCCGACGACGGCGATCACGTCTCCGATCACATCAAGGCCCAGCGGGCCGAATTGGTCGCCGAGAACAAGCGCGTTGCGGCGATCCAGGCCGTTTGCAAGGATCATCCGACGATCCAGGCCGACGCCATCGGCGGCGGCTGGAGCGCGGACCGCGCCGAGCTGGAAGTGATGAAGGCCGAACGCCCCAAGGTCCCCGGAGGCGGCAACGCCGGAGCCGGAACCACCTCGGACGGGCCCGATTCGTACGAGGTTCTCGAGGCGGCTCTTTGCGCGTCGCTCGGCATGCCCGAGGACTTCCGGAAGGCTCAGTTCGATGACAAGGTGCTGAATGCCGCTCAGCCGTTCGAGGGGATCGGGCTTCAGGAAGCCGCGGTTCTGGCCGCACGCATGGCCGACCCGAGCGCCCCGCAAGTTTTCGGCAACGGCACCGCGGTCATGGAAGCCGCATTCTCAACCGTCGGTCTCTCGCACGTGCTCTCAAACGTCGCGAACAAGTCGGCGATGCGGTCCTATGGGGCTCGCGAGTCGGTGTTCCGCCAGCTCGCACGCGTCCGAACCGTTGCGGACTTCAAGGAATCGAAGATGGTCGCGCTGGACGGCGCGGGCACGTTCGAGGAAGTCGGCGACGCCGGCGAGATCCCGCACGGGCGAATCTCGGACCGCGGGTACGGGATGACCGCGACTACGCACGGTAAGCGGCTCGTGATCACCCGCCAGACCATGAAGAACGACGACCTTGGGCTGCTCGACCAGCTCGGCGACTACATGGGCCGCGGGGCGTTCGACCGCTGGAAGCAAACCCGCAAGCCCGAGGGAGGCAAGGCGAAGGATGCGGTTCCGCTCAACGTGGCGCCGGCAATCATGCTCGTTCCGCCGGAGTTGAAGATCACCGCCGAAAAGCTCCTGAACTCGGTAGAGCTGCACCAGGGCGCCGCGGGCTCCGAACGCGATGGCACCTTCAACCCGCACCGCGGGGCGTACCGCCTGCTCATGTCGCCGTAGCTCTCGGCGTCCGGGTTCAACGCGAACGTGAGTTCGACGGCGTGGTATCTGTTCGCGAACCCCGCCGAGATCCCCGCGGTTCAGATCGGTTTCGTCGACGGGAAGCAAACCCCGACGATCGAACGCTACTCGCTCACGGGCGGCGATCTGGGCGTGGGGCTCCGCGGATACATCGATTTCGGCGTCGGGTTCGTCGACCCGAAGGTTGCGAACCGCTCCGACGGCGCGTAAGCGAATCACACCCAGGAACACGCACCCGGGGCACCGACCCCGGAGGAAGGTACAGGCATGGCACGGGAAAACGATGGGCGTGCGATCGACTACACGCCCCCGATTACGGCGGTCGCCGCCGGCGAGGCGGTCCCGATTGGCAACATGATCGGCGTGGCGCCGGTCGCGATCGCGGTCGGGCAAAAGGGCGCGCTCGAGGTCGGCGGCGTTCACCGACTCGCGAAGGCGTCCGGCTCGGGCGTAACGTTCGGGTTTGGCGCGATCGTTCAGCTCGACGTCTCCAACCAGCTCGCCGTCGCTTCGGGCGGCGATGTCAACGCCGGGACGTGTGTTGCCGGCGCCGCGGACGCTGACGATTACGTCGATGTCCTGATCAACGAAGTTCACGTCGCGGCGAGCTGATCGTGAGCATGCTCGAGCGTGGAAGCCGAATGATCGAACGGCTCAGGGTTAGCTCCCTCGCCGGCCCCCTGTCTTATCAGCGGGTCGGCGAGGGTGCCCCCATTGCGCTCGACGGAACACCCGACGACCCCGACGCCGATATCGACGTCGTCGGGGCCGTGGGGGCGGTCAAGCGGGAACGCGATTTCCTGTTCGCCCGCTCTGACTTGGCCGTGGGCGGCACGCCGTTCGAGCCCGCAAAGGGCGACGTGATCACCCAGACGATTGACGAGCAGGCGGTCGAGTGGGTCGTCGGCGCACGCGACGCGCTGCCGGCATGGGAAACCGAGGGCATCACGAACGAACGCGTTCGGGTGCGATGCACGAGAAGGACCGCCGGCACATGAACCCCCTCGGTCTGCTCCAACTCGTGACGGCGACGGCTCCCGCTCCGACCGGGATCTCGATAGACGATCTGTTGCATGGCGTCGGGGGCGGCGCCGAGCTGGGATCGGCGGGCCTGTTGATTGCCGCGATCGTCTATCTACTCAACAAAGGCGCGAAGCTCGTCGCCGAACAGCGAGAAGCCGATCGCAAGATTTGGGCGGAGATCCGCGATCACGACCGCCGGCAGATGGATACCTACACCGCAGGCATGGCCACCGCGCACGATGCCGCGCTGGAAACGAGCAAGCTCGCCCAGCAAACGGCGATCAGTCTCGAGAAAACCGCGGCATCCCTTGAGCGGATCGGCGGGCACCTGGGGGATGCGGCATGACTATTTCCCAGAACACACTCGCTCAACGCGTCGAGCGGATGCTCGAGGAAGCGCTATCCTTCGGCGTAGCGGTTCGGCACGCGCCCGATACCGAACTCGCCGAAATCACGACGCGGCAGTACATCGTCACGCCGGGCGACGTGACATCGACCCTCGCCGGGCGAGACGGAACCCGCAACGCCCGAAAGGTGATCCAGGTCCACATCCTCGCAGCCGTCGAGCCTGGGGACCGTGCCCAGGTCGAGGCGGAGATCGCCGCGTGCGAACAGGTCGCCGAGATCCTCGCGACGACGTACGAAGCCGACTCGAACGACATCGTGAACCGTCCGTTCCGGGTCGATCACGCGCCGCTCTATGACCCTGACCAGCTCCGGACCGGCAAGTTCTGGGGCGTTGTCGAAGTGGAATACGGCGTATGAGTTCGATCGGCGTACAAGCGAAGGTCAAGACCCTGTTTTTCGATCGCGAACGCGTGCGGAAGATGGTCGACCGCAAGCGCCGGCGTGCCCTCGCCAGGACGGGCGGGCTCACGCGCACGATCGCACGTCGATCGATCCGCAAGCGAAAGAAGATCAGCCAACCGGGCAGGCCGCCGCATTCGCACGAAGGTTCGCTCAAACGCGGGATCTTCTTCGCGTTCGAGCCGCGACGCCGCTCGGTCGTGATCGGTCCGGTTTCGCACGGGAACTCAGACGCGCCCGCCGCCCTCGAGTACGGCGGGACCACCAAGTTCGGAACACGCGCGGGCCCGAAGCGGACCGCGAAGATCAGGCCGCGCCCATACATGGGCCCGGCTCTCGGCAAGGCACAGGACACACTCGCGAAAGAACTCGCGAAGGCATAAGGGGCAAGCCATGACGGCGAAGGCAGGATTTACCGGCGCTCTGAACGTGCAGGCCGACGGCGTCGGCGGCAGCGCGGGATGGAACATCCGAAACAGCGTTTCGAGCGTGAACACGAATCTTTCTCGAGACGCATTCGAGGCGACCACCCGAGCGAACAACGGGTTTAAGTCACGAGTACCAGGTCTCCGCGATGCTACCGCTACCCTTACGCTCCCCTGGGACACAGCCGACGCGTTTTTCGGGGAGCTGATCAACGCGTGGAACACCAACACACACCTCGGAATCGAAGTGCTCGACGACGCCGGCGCGTCCGGAACGGGTCTCCGGGCCGATTGGTATGTGACCGACTTCCAGCGTGCCGAGCCCATTGATAACGTCATGCAGGCCGAAATCACGCTGGTCGTCGCCCCGATTTCCACCGCGACATGGATCACGTCGGGGCCGTCGTCCTAATGGCAAAGTTCAACGACGAACACGGTCGAGAGTGGATCGTTCGCGTATCGCTCCGGACGGTTCAGCGCGTCCGGGCCGACGCGGACGTCGATCTCTTGGGCGCGATGGACGGCGAGACGTTTCTGCACCTGGCGAACGACCCCGAGAAGATGATGCACGTTCTATGGGTCGTCGTCGAGGACCAGGCCCGCGAACGCGACGTGACGCCCGAGGCGTTCGCCGAGTTGCTTTTGGGTGACGTTCTCAGGAACGCGACCACCGCGTTCGTTGAAGCCGTGTCGGATTTTTTCGCGTGCCCGGCCCAGCGCGAAGCGCTCCGCGAAGCGCAGGCCAAGGCGAACGAGGTCACGACGAAAGCGGCGGAGCTGGCGACGAAAAAGATTCAGAGCATCGACGCGAATCAGATGGCGGAGCAGATCGCGGGGGAATCAGCCGAGACGACGCCGAGCGCTTGATCTGGCGGGCCGCGGGCGTGTGCGGGGTTGACCCGTACGCGTTCACCTGGGGCGAGCTGGCGAGCATGCTCGAGCACCGAGAGCGCAGCGAATGGGGACGCACGTCGTCGATTCTCGCGTTCATCCACAACGCATTCGCGAAGCAACCCAAGGAGCCCCGAGAGTTCGACCCGTACGAACGAGCCGACGAAGCCGAGCGGGTCAGAAACCAGCCGTTCGACATCAACCAATTCCGAGCCCTGTTGCCACCCGATGCCAAAGAGAGGAACCCCGAGCCATGAGAACCGCCGCCCTCGCCCTCGTTTCGCTCGCCGCGATGTTGATCACCGGATGCTCGACCCACGCCCGACCGGGCGCGGACGAGCTGCGGGACTCGATGACCGATTCGGGCTCAGGCCGGAACGTACTCCGATGGGGTGGGGACGGGACCAGCTCGACAACGTCCGCCCAGCCGTTCGGGGCGCTCGTGGAGCCGACTTCGATCGACACGATGAGCACCGGGCCCGCGGGCGTGTTCACGATCGGCACGCCGGGCGTGCTGGCCGTTTCGCCGGGCGATACGACCGCGAACGTGATCACGACCGAGTTCGCCGATCCGATCCTGCTGCCGGACGGGACGCCGATCGTCGTTCCCAGCCGCGTGCACGTTGAGGGATGGTCGAGCACGAAATCGGACGTCATCGAAGCCACGACGCCCCAGGTCGAACTCTGGGCCGCGTTCGCCGAAGCCGCCAGCGACGACCAGCGCGAGGTCGCGATCGAGGAACTCGAGGCCCAAGGGGCGATCGGGTCGGAGTTCGCCGGGGCGCTCCGCGAGGCGCTCGGTCTGATTGCGGGGCCGTGAACCATGCCCAGCGCGGGAGCCATCCGAGCCGGGCGGGCGTTCGTTGAACTCCTGATCGACGATGACCGCCTCCAGCAAGGGCTACGCCGAGCCCAGCGCCAGATCAATCCCCCTTCGGACCGCTTGCGAACCGCCGCCTCCGCCGCGATCTTCGCCAAGACGGGCGACACGCTCGACAAGATGAGCGCCCGGACCGGGATCGCCGTCGAATCGCTCGCCGCGCTGGAGTTCGCCGCCACCCGCTCGGGCGCCAGTCTCGACGACGTCGAGAAGGGTTCGAGGCGGCTCTCCCAGGCCATCCGCGATGGCACGCGGGGGCTCCGGACGTACACGGACGCATTCGACGAACTCGGCGTTTCCGCGGATGAGCTGGCGAAGCTCAGCCCCGAACAGCAATTCGCCGCGATCGCCGACGCCCTCGCCGGCGTCACCGACGATTCACGGCGGACCGCCCTCGCGATCCAGCTCCTAGGCCGGTCCGGAACCCGCCTGATTCCCCTGCTCGTGCAGGGTTCGGCGGGGCTCGAGGAATTCCGACGCGAGGCCGAACGGCTCGGGATCGTGCTCAGCACCCGGGACGCGACCGCCGCGGCTCAGTTCACGGACGCGCTGGGCGATCTCCGCCTCCAGGTCCGGGCGATCGCGTTTCAGGTCGGCGGGGCTCTGGCTCCAGCGCTGACCGAGGCCGCTCAACGCATCGGGCCGATCGTGGGCCAGGTCATCGATTGGGTACGCGAGAACGGGGCCCTCGTGCGCACCGTTGCCGCGGTCGCCGCCGGGCTCACCGTGGCGGGCGTCGCCGTGACCGCGTTCGGGGTGGGGGCGATCGTCGTCTCTGCCGCGATCGGCGGGCTCGCGACGCTGGCGGGCGTCGCCGCAACCGCCCTCGGTGCCATCGGGGCCGTCGCGGGGTTCCTGATCACGCCGCTCGGGCTCGTCGCCGCCGCGGTCGTGGGCGTGTCGGTCGCTCTGATCGACTGGAACCGCGTCGCGTCGTTCGCCGTGAACGAACTCTCCGGGACGTTCCGGAACTTGTTCGCGACCGTCTCCGAGGTCGTGGGGGCCATCGTGGACGCCCTCGGGCGTGGCGACATCCTCGCCGCCGCCGAACTCCTGTTCGTATCGCTCGAACTCGTCTGGGCGAACGGGTTCGCGACGCTGATGGGGCTATGGGTCGAGTTCTGGAACGAGATCAAATCGACCGCGATCGCCGCCGGCGCCGAGCTGGAAAAGCTCGCGATCACGCTCGGCACGCGCGTTGGGGCCGCGATCGCCGACGCGTTCGGGAACGAGGGCGCCGCCGCGCTGATCCGCTCGCTCGAGGAAGGCGCCCGGAACCAGGTCGACCGCGACGCCGAGACCGCGATCGAGGTCCTCGATCGTCAGAGCCGGCTCGAAATGAAGCGGCTTCAAGACGAGAAGGACGAAGCCGAGCGGCGGCTCGATGAGCTGCTCAAGGATCGCGAATCGTTCGTAGGCCCGCGTCAGGGCTTCGGGTCGCCCAACCTCGGAAGCCTGCTCGATGACTTGGGCGCCGTCGCCCAGGAAACGCGGCGTTTCGCGGCTCAGGGCGTTTTCGGGGCCCAGGGCGGGCGAGCGCTCGCCGGCACCTCCGGAACCGCGGAGCGGACCGCCAACGCCACCGAGCAAGCGGCAGAGTCGTTGAAGCGGATTCAGCGTGAAATCGAAAGCGGGGGGGCCGTGTTCGCATGACCGTCGTCCACGAAGAACGAAGCGGATCGCCGCGCACGGTTCAGGGCACGAACCCGAGCCGGGAGTATCTCTACAACGCGTGGGCCGACGCGGGAGAGGACGAGAACGCGATCGAGACGTATCTCGCCGCGAACACGCCGACCAGCTCGAACGGAATCCCGCGGTTCGCGATCGTGCTCGAGCCGACCGAAGGCGTAGACGCCGTCAAGGGCAAACTCTGGCGGGCTGAATGCCGATACCAGCAACCAGGCGGCACGAACGCGACCCAGCTCGGCGGGCCCCAGGGCGTGCGG